CACATGACGACCCGACTCCAGAGGATCAGGAACTACGCTCTGCAATGTCCACCGACTTGGAGCAATTCTTAAAGACCTGTTTTCCACAAGCATACAGTCTGGACTTTTCACCCGATCATGTCAACATAATTGAGGCACTTTATCGAACCGTGACACAGGGCCAGAAGAAAGCCATCGCCATGCCACGTGGATCTGGAAAGACCACGCTCTGTACACACGCGGCACTGTTCGCGCTCCTGTATGGGTACAGGGACTACCTATTCATAGTCGCCGCCGACTTGAATGCGGCAAAGAATCTCATCGCTGGACTCAAGAATGAGCTGTCCTACAACGAGCATCTGGCGAGGTTCTTTCCAGAGGTATGCACGTACTTTGCCGCCTGTGAGAACAACTCACACAAAGCCAACCACCAGCTAAACGAAGAGGGCGAGAAGACGGGACTCCAGTGCGGTTCCGAGAAGGTGGTCTTCCCGATGGTCCCGAACTCGATCTCCTCCGAGGCTGTCGTAGAGGCGGCTGGTATCACTGGACGTATACGTGGATCCAGACACGCACGTATGGATGGCCGTGTGATACGTCCTGACGTAGTCCTGATCGATGACCCCTCCACCGATGAGTCTGCACACAGCGATGCACAGAACGAGAAGAGGCTGAACATAATCAAGTCGGACATCCTTGGCATGTCTGGACCCGACTCCAGTATGTCATGTCTGGTGGCCTGTACCGTCATCGCTCCTGACGATCTTGCAGAGCAGTTGCTGGACAGGAAGATATGTCCAGAGTTCCGTGGCGAGAAGTGCAAGATACTCTACTCCTTCCCAGAGAACGACGATCTCTGGAGGCAGTACGAGGAGCTGTACCGCAGTGAGGGCGAAGAAGATCGTGACCACGATGAGTCTATGGCGTTCTACAAGAAGAATCAGGAAGCAATGGATGAGGGTGCAAGGGCTGGATGGCCTGACAGGTACATTCGCGGATCAGAAATAACCGCGATACAACACGCGATGAACCTGAAATGTGAGCTGGGTGACGATGCCTTCTACAGCGAATATATGAACGAGCCACAAGTACTGAATGCAAACGAGTACAGCCTGAACCTGAACCTAGTCTGCTCACGTGTGAACAGGCTCCCACGCCTTGTCGTACACCCGGACGTAGAGACGGTAACCAGCCACGTAGACATCAACTACTCTGGACTCCACTGGTCGATCGTAGGTCACAGCCGTGGTGGTCTTGCCTACGTCATCGACTACGGACGATACCCGGAGACGGAGCCACTGGTATCCCCGGAAGAGGCCAAGGTGATGTCCGACATGGAGATCGATCAGCGCATCTACGAACAGCTATCCGTCCTGCACCGGATGGTGTTCCTCCAGAAAGAACTGATGAAGGAAGGCAAGCGTGTTCCGATAGACCTGATGGGTGTGGATGCTGGCTACCGGATGAAGACCATCTTCCGGTTCTGTGAGAACATGAAGATACAAGGTCTGCCAGTGATGCCGACTGTAGGCCGTGCATCGAAGAACTACAGACCCACGCACGTTATAGGCGCACCGGGAGACTCGTGGAACGTCCAGAAGCAAGCTGGAAAGATACAGGGCAACTCAGTATTCTACAATGCGGACGTGTTCCGGGAGAGGCAACAGAGGATGTGGCTACCCGAAGTAGGCGCACCCGGATCCATATCCATCTTCGGACAGGATCCCCGTGAGCATAAGGAGCTGGGTCGGCACGTAATCGCGGAAGAGCTGGTCGAGAAGGTGCATGGTGAGGTGGAGACTATGTACGTCTGGAGGTCGAAGCCCGGATCGGTCTGGGACTTGGCAGACACGCTCACAGTGAATTTAGTATTAGGAGCCGCCACCGGCATAGGCCCGTGGTCGGCTGGAGCAGGACGGGGGTTCCGTCCACGTAAGAGAAACAGAAAAAAGGTAAGGACAGGGAATATATAATGACACAGTCAGTCGCAGGAAAAGGATGCCGGTACCGTAAGGTGGATCGGAAGAAGTACGATAAGAACTACAACGACATCTTCAAGAATAAGGAAGAGAAGCCATGCACAGAAAAAGACAAATCAAAGCCTGAGTAAGCTGTAAGAAACCTCCCCGTGTGGGAGAGCAATGCAAGTGCGGGAAGGATAGTGAGATGCACACCTGCCCCGCTGGAAGGAACGAGAACCCGTACGGTATCTGCAAGTGTTGTGATGCCTGTACAAAGAGATGTGGAGAAGGAAAATGAATCCAGTGTCGGTAGGGATTAAATCTGTTATAGATCACCGTGGTGTCACAAGCATTGCAGAGATGGAGTCCTGCATACCGTTTAAAGTCAAGCGCACGTTCTGGGTGACCGGAGTTCCAGAAGGATGCGAGCGTGGTGGACACGCACACCATACGACAGAGGAGGTGGTGTTCTGCTTGCAGGGGCAAATCTCTGTGGAGTTCGATGACGGTAAGCATAAAGATTACCGTGTGCTATTCAATCCGGGAGAGGGGCTGTATCTGCCACCCAAAGTATGGAGAACCCTTCGCTATACATCGGACGCCATAGCACTGGTGATGGCATCGGAAAAATATAAACCAGAAGATTACATTAACAGCTACGAACAATTCAAAGGAGAAGTAAAATGATAGTTGTATCAGCGCACAGTAACAACCCCATGTACGTGGCTGGAGCCAAACGTCTGGCTGAGTCCTGCAAGGCTGTAGGGGTAGAGCCAAGGATAAGACACCTAGACATCCTCGTCCCTAGTGATCGGAAGATCGAGATCCTGAGGCAGTGCTACACTGGCATGGTCGAGCAGATGCGAGACGTACTCATGGAAGCGGACTGCCCAGTGATGCTGGTCGGAGCCGACGACGAGATCACATTCAACCCAGCCATGGCACTGCCTGAATCTGGACCGGACATCGGCTTGATGCGGAACCCGGAGATCGACTCACTTGGAGCGCACCTACGTCACGCGGCACAGTGGGTGGCATGGCCTACGGATACAGCCAAGGCATTCCTGAACCTGATACTGGACACCATGAATCGCTACCAGCTAAACGATCACAGAGCCTTGTGCGCCTGTGCTGTGATGTGGAGAGGATTCACAAAGGAATTAGATATAACCCCAAACCTGTACGGATGCGTGAAGCGTATCCCTAGCAACTTCAAGCCCGAATGGGAGAAAGAATTCAAAGATGCCATCCAAAAAGAAAACAAGTAAGAAGAAGACCGCCCCCCGGAAGAGATCCAGTATGTATGCCAGCAACGAACAGCCGAAAGGCTGTCTCCGGTGCGGGTGTTCAGAGCGGACTGTAACTCATACTTATTACGGCCCGGCATCGGTTCGTAGGCGTAGATGCAAGTGCAAAGGATGCGGACAGTGCTATGTGACTAAAGAGCCTGTCGATGTTTGATTGACTACAGGTATATAGTTTGCTATAGTTGATGTATGAAGAAATTACCTACATACGAAGAAGTAAGCGAGAAGCTGGAGTACGATCCTGAGACTGGATTTTTTAGGTGGAGGGTTCACACCTCATCAGCACAGAAGAAGGGCTGGTTTTCAGGAACCAAGCAGAAGTCAGGATACCTGACAATAGGCTTGAATGGAGGAGTTCACAGAACACACCGTCTGGCAATACTGCTCACCACTGGTGAGTGGCCTGACGGAATTGTGGATCATATAAATAGGGACCGACATGATAACCGAATCCAGAACCTGAGAGTGGTTAGTGCCGTCCAGAACCAGCACAACAGGGAGGCACGTGGATACCTAAAAGATCATGATGGGAAGTTCCGCTCCAGAATACAGATAGACAATGTGGATACAAATCTGGGTCGATACCCGACTAAAACAGAGGCTCGCATAGCTTTCCACACGTTTAAGAACCTTGTAGGTCTTGACCCTAACTACCGTGGCCCCACGCTGTTATAAAAATATATAACTATATGCTTGACAAGATCGGTATAGAAATGCTATAGTGTTTACCTATGTCAATTCACAAGCAAAAATTACTTGACGACATCGAAGAGGCTATCAACCGGATCTCCACTACTGGACAGGCCGGGAAGATCGGGGATCTGGAGTACACGGAAGCCAACCTCTCATCCCTTCGTATGTATCGCAAAGAACTGTTAAAGCAAATAGCACGGGACAGCGGAAAGCGACCCACCGCTCGCAGGATTAAATTCATATGAAAAACGATGACTTTAGTGGCCTCTACTCTGCCACCGGACGCAAGATCCCGAAACAATCCACAACAAACTTCGAGTACCAAGCCTCCGTCCATGACGGGAAGCGTAAGTCTGGTCCCAAGAAGTTAATGTCGGAGAACGTAACCCTGAACCTTCCAAAGCGTAGACGCATGGAAGCGGCGGCATGGGATCAGCTTCGGAACTACGGCATCGTAGCGTGGGCCATCCGCAAGCATATCAGCTACGTGAGTCAGTTCAACTTCAAGATCCGCACCCCGGATGAAGCACTGACCAACTTCCTGACAAAGGAGTTCCGCAGACGCATGAAGCGCAGAGCTTTCGATGTGGCTGGACAACATAATTTCCATAGCGGATTCGCGCTCCGAGAGATAGGAAAGGTACTCTCTGGGGATCACCTCATGCTCAAATTGCCCGACATGAGTGTACAGCTTATCGACTCGACGCGAATCGCTATGCCAGATCGAGGTATGAACGGTAGACCACTGCCGAAGAGGATTAAGGACAGAGTTAACGATGAGGGATTGATACTTGATCGCTACGGACGCATCACTGACTTCTGCCTGACAGGCTACGCGGAAGACGGACGCACACTGGAGTATCAGGGACTGGTTCCCCGCGAATCCGCAATCTTCTCTGGATACTTCATCCGTGGAAGTCAGAACCGTGGTGTCTCCCCTCTGTCCAGCGCACTCAACCAATTCCAAGACCTGTACGAGTCTTGGCAGTACACCCTGATGAAGCAACGTGTTCATGCACTGCTTGGCTTCGCATTCTACCGGGATCTGGAAGGTGACGAGACTGGGCTACCATACTCAGGTTCTCCTGCCTACCAGACCGATCCAGACGGAGCTGTGGAAGATGACGGTGGCTACGACATCAACATCGATGGCAACCTGTTGAACCTTGACCTTGAGCCGGGCGATCGCGTAGATCTGCTGGAGTCGAAAACGCCCCATACCGACACGGTTGAGTTCTGGAAGGAGCAGGTGAGAGCGGCACTTCTGGCCTTGGACATACCCTTCAGTGCTTTCGATGGTAGAGAATCAAGCTTTAGCCACACCCTCGCAGACCGCGCCGACTATGAACGATCAGCAAAAGAAAAACAGCAAGCCACTATGGAGGACGTAGAAGAGTGGCGTGACTGGCAGATCCAGAGTATGCTTGCAGGTAACCCAGAGATGGCGCGTATCGCTGAGTCAGTCTTCGATGACGAAGAAGACCTGTTCGATGCATGTGCGCCTATCGCTGTGGGTATGCCTTGGATCAATCGCAAGGAACAGGCATCAGCCGCCGCCACCATGTTGGCAAACGGTCTGGTATCCAGACAGCGTCTGTGCCGGGAGCAGAATTTAGACTTCTACGAAATCGCTGATGAGCTTGGCGAAGAGCAGGAGTATCTCAATGAGCGTGGTGTCATCTGGTCGATCGGCCAGCCGGGATCACCCATCGCTGGTGAGGAAGCCGTAGACGGCAAGCCTGACAGCGAAACCGAACCACCGCCGGAAGCACCGGTAGAACCAGAATCTAACGAGGAATAATAATGGGTACATGGTACAAGACCAAAATGTTTCACGCCACTCCTGAATCCGTGGAGGGCAACACGATCAAGAACGTAGCTGTATGCACGATGGGAGTGGCCAAGGGTCACGGAGTCCATCTGGACAGTGAGTTCATCGATCGAGTAGTCATGCAGGGCAACCAGAAACGCAACGGACTCAAGGCTCGATTCGGGCATCCGTCAATGTGTAGCACCGCACTGGGAACCTATCTTGGCACGTTCAAGAATTTCCACCGGGATGGCGACATTGCCAGAGCCGATCTGCACATAAGCAACGAAGCCAACAACAGCCCCAACGGTCGGCTGGGTGACTACGTTCTGAGCATGGCCCAGAACGCACCAGAGAGCTTCGGCACCTCGATCTGCTTCACACCCGGAGAGACGTTCCGCAAGGATCTGGAGACAGGGGAGAACGTATACATGAGTGCGGAGACATCATTCGACAGCAACCTCGTCTCTGAGGAGCTGTACGTCGAGCTGGACACCCTGCACGGGTGTGACGCTGTAGACGAACCAGCCGCCAACGAAGGTCTGTTCTCTGGTGAGACAATCGCTGGTCAACTGGAGATGTTCTTCCAAGATCATCCTGACGTGTTCACCTCTCTGGCGTCCAACCCTGACGTACTCGATGCCATCGAGAAATACGGTAAGAACGTAAACGAATTTATTACGGCGTATCAAGAACGACTCGCCAAATCCTACATAACTCAAACCCCTAAAAAGGAAGAAGATAAAGTGAACGAAGAAGTACAAGAAGTACAAGAAGAGGAAGTCGTTCCGGTCGCAGAAGTGATCGAAGAGACTGCCGTGGAAGAATCTGTCGAGGAGAGTGCGGAGCCTACTGTCCCCGAAGTAGAAGAAGAAGCCCTCGAAGCGGACGAAGCACCGGAGTGTGCCGAGGAAGTTGAAGAGGCAAAAGTCGAACTGTCAGAACTGAAGCGCACCGTAGAAGCATTCGGAGCCGAAATCGCCGCCATCGCATTCACTGAAGGTGGAGGTTACGAAAAGGCACAGTTGATTGCATTCGAAGCTCTCAAGGAAGAGAACGAATCACTCAAGAAGCAGTTGGGATCCAAGAAGGACACCACTGCACCCGTACCTGCTTCTAAGGAAGTTGCCCAACGTGCTGGCTTGTTCAACACTCGCAAGTAAACATTAACGCAAGGACAGAAAGGATTAAAATAAAATGTCTCTCGCACACTTAGTACAATTCAATGACCAGCGTCTGTCTGACGAGATGATCTCTGATCTTCTCGATGACGCGCCTGTCATGCAAGCCGTAAACGCGATTCCCGCGTCTAACGGAACGAACCACCGCTACAAGAAGCAGACTACTGCTTCAAGTGCGGCTTTCCGCGCCATCGATGCTGGTGCGACCAAAACCAAATCAGCCGACACTCAGGTTGACGTTACTCTCAAAGTTCTCGATGCTTCTTTCTTCGTGGACGTTGCAGAGGCTAACGGCTACCGTGGTGGACGTGACGCATACTTGGAGATCGAATTGATGCGCTCTCTCAAGCAAGCCATGTTCGCTACTGAGCAACAGTTGATCCGTGGTACCAACAACGACACTGGCGGTTTCGCTGGTCTGGAAGACAACGCCGACCTCGACGCCCTGGCTGACGCTATGGTATACGGTGCAGGTGGAACTGACACTAACGCAGTTTCTTCTTGCTACTTGGTTCGCACAGGTGACGCAGACTTGAGCTACGTTGCAGGTAATGACGGCAACATCAGCTTCAACACTGAAGATGAGCCGAGCGTAATCAAAGTTACTGACACTGGTTCTGCCACTTACCCGGCATACTACATCCCAGTAACTGGTTGGGGTGGAATCCAGAAGGGTTCTGCACAGAGCGTATCTCGCATCTGTAACCTCGACGCTGGTTCTCCTCTCACCGATGATCTCATCGCTGAGTCTCTGAGCCTGTTCCCGGCATCACGCCAGCCGAACCAGATCTGGCTGAACCGTACTTCACTCAAACAACTCCAGCAGTCTCGCACAGCGACTAACGTCACTGGCGCACCTGCTCCGTTCCCGAGCGAAGCATTCGGTATCCCCGTTGTCGTCACTGACGCCATCGTGAACACTGAAGCGGTAGTTTCCTAATATAGGTTTCCCTACCCACACCGTCCCCCGTGGATCCGAAAGGTGAAGCGGGGGGCATTTTTAAGGATTTATAAATGGCCGGATTTAGCAAAGCATCAATAAGACAGAAGTTCTCCCGCATGCAGAGCAACTGGTTCTCTGGAGCCAACGTCACTTGCCTATACCGTGGCGAGACGTTTACTGCGATACGCAACGATCTCTCTCTGGAGCAGACCGCCGCATTCCACGGACTGGGAGAGGACTACGACTTTGTCTTGCACGCTAATCTGGCAGACGTAACCTCCACCGTACGCACGAACGAGCGCATCGTTCTATCTGGTGCAGATGTCGGTGGTGAAGATTTAACCATGCGGATCATGGGCAAGTCTATCGATGCGGTCGATGGCGTGATTCGTTTGTCCGTGAAGCACCTGTACGAATAATGTCGAAGAAGGTCATAGTAGATTCCAAGACAGTTATGATGGCCATGGATCCGCGTCCACTGGAGCAGTTCGTAAAGCAGAACAGCCAAGCATTCAAAGGGCTGTCCAGAGACGGAGTACGATGGGCGGCAATCCGTTACTGTAAAGCGGCACGGGCCGCAACCAAGGTAGCTCCCAAGAAGCGCAGGATCGTAAAGAACCCGAAGAAGGCAGGGAATAAGACTGCCACACGGAATAAGAATCAGAATTTATGGTACGCCCAAAAGAAGATGGGCAGTGGCAAGCCGGATGTCTACATCCCGATCGTTGCCAGAAGCAAAGAGATTGCACGTGCCGATCCCCGCGCTACAATCACTAAGCGTGGTCTGGCCGCAAACACGTGGCGATGGATGATCGGACGCATCGGTGGCAGAGGTGCGAATCCGGGGATGTTTACAAATCCCGGTGAGTTCGCTACCGACAACAAGGGTCGATTCATGAAGGTGACCAATAATCTCAGGAGGTTCAATCCAGAGATGCGTCTACTGGACAGACTGGACTACGCTACAGAGGCTATGTACGGATCTCGCAAGGGGCCAAACGTGCATACCGTTGTACAGCGTACCATCAACAACATGAACGCACAAATTAAGCGCAACATACGAGCCAAGAGAGGGAAGACCGGATCCAGATCTGGAATGCACAGAGGATGAGCTTCATAGAACAAAGACTAGAGTCAGTAATCGCCACAGAGCTGGCATCGGTATTCACCGCCGCCGGAGTAACCTGCGACATCCGTACGATGTTCGCGGAACCTGCATACGGGGCTGGAGACGAAGAGATCGATCTTCCGAGCCTCTGGATACTGGCATCACCCAACTCGAAGCCAGTCGGCTCTGAGCCGTTCCGTGAGGTGGTCATGCAATTCGTAGGACGTACGCACTACAACGATGATTATGACCGCAACATCTTCGCAGAGATTTACAGGCTCACCCGGAAGACGATCGAGGAGACTGACTTCGATTTCGGAGCTGGTCTGGAGGTGCATGAATACGAGATCCCCAGTACAGGTGATGCCGACATCGGGGACAATATACAATCTTTCACTTTTAGCGTGACATGGAAGCTTTGTTGTGCTATATTTGATCTATGAGCCGACGAATAACAATACTGGGTATGGGAATCTCAGGCGTACGCAAAGCGGATTCCATCGAAGCCTTCGTTGAAGGTACTGAAGTGTGGTCTATGAACAATAGCTACCTAACCTATCCGTCCCTGTTCGAGAAGCGGGGATTCGATCGTATGTACGAGATCCATGCGTGGGAATACCTGAAACGGTGGGAGCCGGGGCCGGGGATCGATCACTTCGCGCACCTCGAAGCGTGTGGGTGTGACGTGGTCACTACACAGCCGATCCCGGTCGTACGCAGACAGGTAGACCTACCAGTGATAGATGTGCTTCGCGCATTCGGTCGCAACGTGGAGATCAAAGGCACACCGTCTTGGATGCTTGCCCACGCTCTACTGGAACACGCACAGGGAAACACCATCGAGTACATCCAGTCATTCGGGATCGACACCAGAGATCCATCCCACGCTACACAGCGTCCATCGTGGGCGCAATGGTGCGTCCGGGCTGAAGCCATGGGTGTACAGCTAGGTGGTACGATGACCGCATTCAGGGAAGAGCCTGATATGGACGAAGGTCTTAACGGACTTATCGATCAGGCAAGACACTATTTCGATCAGTTAAATACCCAAACCCAGCAAGATAAGGAAGAAGAATAATGAGCTATGGAGCTACCGACTACTTCGGATTGAGCAACGGATCTACCGTTTTAGTTCAGTCTGGAGAATTTTCACCGAGTTATTCCACAGACGCAACTGTCAGTGATTCAAACGGCGACATCCGTTGCCGGACGAAAGCAGGACAGACTGACGAGTACAGCAACGAGTACAAGTTATGCGGCGGTGGAGACACAAACAACGACATCAACATCGACACCTTTGCCAAGGTCGGAGACGTTGTCAATTCAGGATCCTTGTGGCTACACGTCACCAGCATCTCTGTCAGCACCAGCAACAGTGAAGAGCCTACGCTCTCAATCACTGGCATAGCTGAAGACAGCACTACGTCTCACAATACCTACAGCATCGGTGAAACCGTACGCGCCAAAAAGGTTGCACAGACTTTCGGTCTGGTAGCACTCGATACAGGCAACTATGTCACCGCCGGATCCATCGAGATCAGTGGTAACACCTCGACTGTTGAAGACAGCCAAGGGGACATTGTCTGCCGGGAGCCTTATGGATACCGCCTGACAGCCAGCAATACCCTCCAGAACTGCACCAGTGCACCTACAGGTACCGCTGATACAGCTAATAGCTGGAATCTGGAGAACCCGATCGGACTGTCCAGCACTAACACCGACTACGAGTCAGTGTCAGTAGAGGTATTCAAAGACCTGACTAAGGACTAAGCCTTGTCTCTGGACTGCCCATATATGGCGTCCGAGGCTATTGAGCGGCTTCGTGGTAAGGGGTATGAACCTACCCTCGACCACATCTCCGCTATCATCGAGCTGGCGAGGCGTATTCAGGAGCCGACTCACCGCACGTTCCCGTGGTTATCCCACGGGGGCGTGGAGGTGGGCGGCTCTGGTCGCGTTCTGAGGCCGATGACTATAAAGTCAGGAGTCTGGTTCGAGTATGCTTCCGAGCATATCCTGAAGCCGTGTGATCAGCGATTCGGCTGTGCATTGGCAATGGAGTACGGACACGATGAAGACTACGACTTCCGTCCGTTGTTTGTCGAGGCTGAATGTCGCAAGGCAATCATAGCGTACATCGGCGGGATGAATTTCACCATCGAGGAACTGGATGATGCAATGGAGCGTATCTTTCCAGAGGATCTGGAAGCAGACGTGATGCGCGTACAGGGCAAGGACTCACCAGCCGTGGACAAGGAAGACATGATTGCAAGGCTGGTAGCCATAAGCGGACTGAAGGCTGAATACTGGATGTCCAATACGCTGGATTTCGCGCAGAAAGTTCTCATGCACGGAATGCAGAATGGGAACTACGCAGATGTAGGTGCATCGATACAGGACTCCAGATACCAAGAAGACAACTACAATTTTCAGTGTGAGCTGATCCGCATCGAGCGGGAGCTACAAGAGGAGAAAAATGGCAAAGATTGATATAGCGATACGAGTGAAGGACTTCTTCAGTTCTAAATTTAAGAGCATGATGAAGAACCTGAAGGAGTCCCGTGCGCGGTTCCGCGTATGGGCGAGACGTGTATCTGGTGCCGTTGCTGTAGTGGCTGGTGCATTCGCACGTGGACTAATGAAGTTCAACGAGTTCAATAAAGGCATGGCACGGATCGAGGCGGTGGCCTCTGGAGGAAAGCTCGATGCTGGACTCCGAAGACTGGCAAGAGAGCTGTCAGAGAAGACAGGCCGAGATGTAAAAGAGACTATGGAGGGCATCTATCAGGCCATGAGTGCGGGTGTACCCCGTGACAACATATTTGAGTTCATGCGTACGGCGGCAAGGGCGGCGGTAGTCGATGGATCTGCCATGGCAACATCAGTGGACGGACTCACATCGATCCTGAACGCATTCGGAATGGAATACTCACAGGCTGGTGAGGTTGCCATCAAAATGCAGAAGACTGTCAACAACGGTAAGACCACCATGGAAGAGCTTGGTGGATCCCTTTCCAAGGTGACATCATTCGCGGCCACGATGGGCGTGTCGATCGATGACGTACTTGCGGCGGTCGCCACTCTCACATCCAAGGGTGACACCACCTCCGAGGCCGTTACACAGATCAGCGCAGCCATCCTCGCAGTGAATCAAGAGCTGGGTGATGGGGCATTCGCTACCCACGGATTTATCAAGTCACTCCAGATCATGCGCGAGAAGGCAGACGGTTCCGCCAACAAGCTGAAGGAGATGACTGGTCGTAAGGAAGGTATGAATGCCATCCTGAAATTGACAGACGAGAACATGTCCAAGTTTATAGGCACCATGGATGACCTCACCTCATCGGCAGATCCATTGTCAGATGCTATCGAAGGATCCACCGGAGATGCGCTAGAACTGGATCAGGCGTGGCAGGGAGTGCAGTCGGTATGGAGAGAACTGGGGTCTGTAGCGAACAGCCTTCTGGGCCCGGGGCTGAAGAAGCTGGCCGAACTGCTAAAGTCTGCCGCAGAAGGTATGCGTATGGCCCGTAAAGATTCGGGCATGATGAAGCTGGCCTTCCAAGAGATGAAGCTTACGCTTATCGACTTCAACCTGAAGCTGTTGGGTATGCAGAGGTTTCTGGCTGTTGGCCCGATGGAGAAATTCTACCAGACGCAGATCAACTCTCTGGAGAAGCAGAAAAAAGAATTAAAAAGCACGATGGAGCTGGAGAACAAAAATAGACAGGCCAGCCTTGCACATGAGAACGAGCTGAAGCGCATTGCACGTGAGAAGGAAAAGCAGAAGGAAGCAGATAAGCAAGCAGAGCTAGATAAGCGTGCAGAAGCGGTTAAGACAGAGGCACAGGAAATCGCTTCGGCTATTAAAGCCACAGAGGCACAGGAAGAGCAGTGGGCGAAAGAGAGCGAAGCGCGGGACAAGTTTTACGAGGAACAAGGAGACGCAGAGGACAAGGCTCTGGAGGAGGCAAAGAAGAAGCGTGAACGTATGATGAAGGAGGAGTTCGAGAGGCGCAAAAAAATGCGTGAAGATGATCTCCGAGATCAGCTTGCAAAGGCCAAGGAGGCCGCAAAGATTCCAGACCCCCTGCGAGGAATGGCAGGATTCGCACAGGGGTTCGCTGGGTTCCGGGAGCGTATGAAGCAACGCAAGGAAGGTTTTGCTGATACGAAGGAAGTAGCAAAGAGATTTGAACGACTGAAGGACAAACACGCACGTGGTATCAAGATCAGCCGGGAAGACCGTGAGTGGCTGAAGGCTCTGGGCGCATTCAATCGTGAGCGTAAGGCACAGGAGGCCGCGAAGAAGAAGGCAGAGCTGATACAGGAGCAGATCAAGACCCTGCTTGAGAAGAACCTTCAGGGAGCCGACAACGGCAGATAGGAGATAGATATGAGTTGGTTTAGCACAGTTTCAAACGCACCTCTGGTTGAGGTACAGAAACGGGAGTACAACAACGGTGTGTGGATCGTTGCCACTGGTGATCAGTACACACAGAGCGTAGTGATACAGGAGTGGGAGCGTAGAGGTCTTACCGATACAGCCGCCGACACCTACCTGACTGCACTGGCAGACTCCGGGTACAGTGCAACGAAGACACCGATCGGTGGTGGCGGTTATAACGTACGCTATGCGAGCGCAACGATAGGAACGTGGGACACCTGATATGGCATTCAATAACATATTCAAACTCTGGAAACCCGGCACTCCCGCTCGTACGATCTGCAACATCGAGGACGAGAATTTCATGCGGAATGTCTTCAATGACATTCAGGGTGTGAACTGTCGCATCGACAAACCTACGCACAACGGTGGCATGGGCTGGAGGATCATAGTCGGTGACGGATCCGATGTCGAGCGTCCGTCCGGGCTGGCAGATCCGTTCGCGTCTAAGTTCCCGTTCAAGGTCACTGTATCTGGTGACACAGCCACGATCGACTCTGGATACGCGCACGTATTCAACCAAGAGGTCAACGTGCCACAGTCCACGATCTCACCCGGAGCCGGATGGCCCAGCTATATCAACCTACGCCTCACCATGAGGACGGACACAGCCGACAGCGTGTATGATGTTGGCGAGATCATAACTGCGGACACTTACGCACCGACATACACTGGTGGAGCCTCAAGACAGAACCGGTTGCAAACAAGCGGTGCTATCGACGGTATGGATGGAACATACTGGTTTTATCCTATTGCTCATGTAGATACTAATGGTGGCGTGACTCAGATGCACTTCGGTGAATTGTACGATCGTAACCTGCCTTCCGCACTTGCACCGCAGTTCTCAGCAAACTACGAAGTAGCCCAATGGAACGCAGACGGCTATCCGCACGTGGACAAGGTGAGGATGCGGTAATGGCTTGGATCCCCGCAATGCAGACAGGTGACACCTTTCAAACGAAGGGTGCCGCCTTCATCAACCAGATGATCACCTTCGTGAATGACATGAAGAGGATTCCGTACGAGTTGCAGTGGATGTGGGAGGTCAGTCCAGACATTTCGTATGGGGACACGTACACAAACATAGACACGCACCAGACTGGAGACGATATTCAGGATGACTTCGGTATGGGGAACCTACACGCCCGACTGAATCTGTATATCGGATCTGGTATGGACTTCTTCAGGCACGAATTATCCGAAGGCGCACACTTAGCCGACGACCTGACTGGATTTTATCAGGGGTACATCGACAGGATCAACACCATACTGGCCGCCGACTCACTGGTTGACTCTTCGCAGTATATCGACACGGCTAAATGGACAGACAGTCAAGCTTCTTCAGGAATGCTTCCCCTCTGGAGAGCGGTTCCTGATACCAGCTATGATTCAGTCGAGAATTTCGGCAGCATTCAGGGTTCTATTAGTTGGAATAAATCCCGCTATCCCTGCCTTTCCAAAACAGTCCTAAATCAGACACAGGCACTGTGCAAGGTGATTCAGGATTGCGTAGGGTACTGGATGTGGGACGGGGACAACTCACAGTACGGTGTTTATGGTGGGTATAAACTTCGGTACCCCAACAATTTTCGCATGATCGAGATGACACCCGAATATCGGACAGGTTCGGCAGACAACAAGGTTGGACTGACATACGACACCAGTGTGAGCTGTGCTACGCTCAAATCAGAGGCCGAAGCCGACTGGGATACTAATAGCTGGACATCCAGCGGCGACCAAGCAGAGCCGCCGAGGGTTTATGAATATATCGACAACGACACCACTGCTGGTCTAGGTAACCCATTGCAGAGGCGGTGGCAGTTCAAGAACAGACGGGCGAGTTATCAGTTCGGAATAGATTGCGCGGACACGTATCAGTACCCGATGCCGACAAGCACCTATTGCAAGACGTTTACTTTCTCACAGGGTGGGCAGGACTTAATCGACATCGGTGAGAAATATACCGTCCACACAGGTTCTATAGATACACACGCGAATACGACAGGGATAATAACTACAACAACTTATATGGATCGGGCTTCGGCTGGAGCTGATACCAACGGAGCCTCCTGCTCAGATAGCATTGCCACCTACTTTCAGTACCAGACTCCGGTGGTGTGCTTATGGGACACATTTGCAGATCCAGATTCAGGAATTTAATCAATAGGAGATAAACCAATGCGACAGATAATAGACAAGCACTACGACAACGACGATTTCAAATTTGTATTTAGCGAGGGATCTAACGCTACCGTACTGGTAGACGTGCAGACACTGGGTGATGCAGACACATCCCTCACCGGATACACAGCAAAGATTTATTACTACGACCATGTAGACGACACCGTCTTCTACGAGATCGACTCCGACTCTCTGGACGCGACCACTGGCAGGTTCACATTCAACGTGCAACCAGCCGACCTTGCGATAGAAGGAGCCTACCCCGCTGAGATCGTGATCATCGACGGATCCAGCAACCCATTCGTACACGCATACGGATCTGTGATCATCAAGGACTCCATCCTTCAGGCAGGTACTACTGCACTCACCACTGGTCCCGTAATCAACTACGCGATATTCTCCTCGTACCAGAACGTGGCCACCTCTGGACCGTACCGCGCAGGAACCAACATCACATTCTCTTCCAATGCAGATGGAAGCGTGGACATCGACGCCGCTTCGGGTGGAGCTAACGGAGGCTCAGTCGCACTGGTGAGCGGACAGGACTACATCGTAGTTACAGGACTGGCCCTTGCATCCACACCTGACAGCGTGGTGGTATCAGTGAGCAAGCCGACTTCAGGCAACTACAACATATTTGCCACGGTGGTCGAAGATACGATCACCACGGACGGATTCAGGGTGGAGCTGAGTGCGACACCAGATAACGGTAACTACAAATTGAAGTACATAACAGCATAAGGAGAAAGACATGAGTAAGTTCAAATTAATTTTAGCACTGACATTCGCTGGCCTAGCAATGGCAGCGACACCCATTAAGGATCTAGTCCTGCAATCTAACATGGATGCAGGTGGGTTTAACATTACCAATGCTGGCGACATCGCCAACGGAGACGAGGTGATATCTCTGGATGGTGGTGCCGTCACCATCAACCCTGCGAACGGCTCATCTGCATTCGATGTTCGCTCCACTGCTGGAAAGGAGATATCTGTGGATTCTGCCGGTCTTGTTCGACTTGGCACTCACGGCTTCGTATCCGCAAACACAAACGATGTCGTGTTGCACGGTAGCGTCGAGTTCCTTGACGGACCCGTCTCCCTTGCAAGCAACGTCATCACACAGGTAGGTTCACTCCAGTTCTCCGGTGGATCCGGGGATCAGGGTACGCTGTCTTGGAATGCAGATGACGAGACTATCGACCTGCAAGAGAATGGAACCACTCTCCAGTTGGGTCAAGAGCTTCACATCCACGTACGGAACGACACTGGCACTACCATCACCAACGGTACGGTGGTTTCATTCGCTGGTACTATCGGAGCCAGTTCTCGATTGAAGGCAGAACTGTTCACCGCAGACGGTAACACCGAGATCACCCACATCCTTGGTGTGGCTACTGAGAACATAAGCAACGGTGCGGATGGAAAGGTGACCTCATTCGGTAAGGTGCGAGACATAGATACAAGCGCATGGCCGGAAGGTACTGCACTGTATGCCTCCTCCACTACCGCTGGTGGATTCGTAACCAATGCACCTGCATCACCAGCACAGGCTGTGATCATTGCATTCGTAGTAAACTCCCACGCCACCACGGGATCGATCGAAGTCATTCTCGATCACCATGACGAGAACGGCGAGGGGGACAGCCCGTGGTCTACAGCAGACTCTGGAGCGACACTGTACGCGACCAATGATGTTGTGGAGATTCGCGGATCTGGACTTGCAGGGAATGCCGATCAATTCATCATCAGCAATGACGTGAACGGTGTAGTGCTGTCCCTTGATGAAGATGGTGACGCGGGCTTCAGAAAATGGAGTTCACTGCTTGGAACAGAAGATCAAAGTAAGTTGCAATGGGTAAGCCAATTCGACTTCAGGCTCACTGTAGACAATGATCAATACATAGGGATCGTAGGAAGCACCACCGAGGAGATGACTTTCAATCCGGGTCTAAGGAATCTCGACTTCGTATTCGATGGAGACAACTTGACCGACATTCTCTATATGGACGCCGACACCGACAGCGTAAACATCCATACGAACACTGCAAGGTCTGGCTACGGCTTCACAGTGGCAACGAATACCATGTTCACAGCCACCGGAGCCGTATCCGCTGTGGTAATCGAGGACGTGATGCAGATGGAGCCACGTGCCAGTGCGCCGACCAACTCGATCACAGCCGGGATGATATTCTACCACTCCAGCAGTAACAAGCTGTTCTGCTATGACGGAACGGTCTGGAATGCTTTGTGGTAAATATCGATTGACATAACCAGCTTTCTCGTGTTATATTTGTAGCATGAAAAAGAAAAACACATTTAAAGTAGTATCAATCGTGGTTGCATTGTTAAACATAGTCGGATGCGGTGAGGGCGGTGGGGGTTCTTCTCCTGCCTCCTCCGACCCTCACCTGTCCGCAGTTATGATGTCCGAGGCCATACGCATTAACGGCGAGATGGCCTTGACAGGGATGTCGATCGACATCGACAAGGTGACGATCAACTTCGGCAACCTGCCAGCCACAACGTACGGCTGGACGATCGGGAATGCCATCACGGTTGATGAAGTAAAATTTGGAGGGCTACGTGAGTCGCAGGTGCGACATCTCATCTCACATGAACTAGTTCATGTACTGGGGAATCAGAACGGTGTAGACGGGCATAGGGAGCATACCATAAGCCACGTTGGCGGTGTGCCTATTAAACAACTAACCGGATGGTGGAATTGAGAAAATGGCCGTTAAAGAATCTTTTGAAATTGAAATACCGGAGAGCTTGTCTAGCATAGGTGTTGCTGGGAGTCAATTTGCTCGCAAGGCTCCTGAGATGCTAACCATGCTAGTTATGCTGGCAGGATTCCTCTGGTACCTACACGATCTTGAAGAATCAAACCGTCGAGAGGACGAGCGGTTGGACAGGCTGGCAGATGTTCGGATTGAGCATTGCCATGATGTGCAAGAGGCTGGGATTAAAACTATGGACCGGCTTGCGGAGGCACTGGAATCTCAGGCTCTTGTTTTTTCCGAGCTGGAGGGTTCCATAGAGGAGCTGGCCAAGCGTATCGAAGATTTAGAAGAAGAAATAAAACGAAAATAACCCAAAGGGAAATACATGAAGAAGATACTACTACTACCAATTATTGCACTCCTGTCTACAGGGTGCGCTCACGTTAAACTCCAGCCGGACATCTCGACTGGTGACATAGGCTTCCGGGCAAGTTTAACTTCCAGTGCTGTCACTACGGACAGTGAGGCTCTGGACGTAGAGCTGTCTCGATTGCGTTATGAACTACGCAAGGATGAGGTCATTGCCGATCCAGAGAAGCGTGATCTCGTACTGTCAAAGATCGTCGCTGTGAAGCGTGAGATCGAGAAGCGGGATCTCGCAGAGAAGAAAGAGAAGACATTCGCGGAACATCTACAGTTGACGTTCTGGGATTTCTCTTCCGGCAAGGAAGGCATGAAGTCTGTCTTGGCACTGGCTGGAGGTCTGGCTGTATCCACGTATGCAATGGGCATCTGGAGCTTCGATGACTTCAATGGCAAGTCCGATGCCGATCACCAGACTCGACGGATTCAGGCTGATGCACTCAAGTCCAGTGCAGAGGCTTCTCAACAGCGTGTAGAGATCGACGGATCTGGCAACACCGTTCAGCTCCGTGACCTCCCACAGGATCGTACCGTACGTCTGGAAGTGTCTGGTCAAGACAATGACGTAGTAATCGACCTGCAACAGGAGCCGTTCTAATGCGGTTCCTGTTAGCATTGTCTCTGGTCTTCCTCGTTGCCTGTGACAGCGAGGAGGACATCTACTTGGATGATCAGGTAGCCGAAGCGGAAGAGCGTATCGCGTCCGATGAGGAAGCGCGTCAGGAAGCCAGAGAGACTCGCAAGGCAAATGCCGTAGAACAGTCTCTGTCTCCGGGCGAAGGTGGGTTCCTCTGGAAGCCTGTGTCCGAGGGTGATGGCAATCTGGTCATACTCCTGCCCGGTGCGCTTCGCGGAGCCGTGGCTGGAGTCACGATCTCTGGCTCCTTCGGATCCGAGGTGGGCAGATTCGCGGGTGATCAACATAACGGTGGAAGACCGCACTACAGGTTCTCCCATCCCGGTGGCCGCTACGGTAGCTCTATCACGGTCACTGCCCGGACAGAAGACGAAGACATCACGTGGTCTATTCCTAACGGTGCTTCGAGGGCTGAGCGTTGATGTTCTTTCTTCGGAACCCGGAAGCGTTAAGGCGGGTACGTGAGTACCCGTCTTATCGTAGGGCCATGAAGGAACACAGATTGAAACATCCAGAGTGTGCATACTGTGGTCGCTCTGGATCTGTTCATGTACACCATATCGTTCCAGTGAGTGTGGATCCGAGTCTGGCATCCGATCCAGACAACCTCCTGACGCTGTGCGCGAAGAGGTGCCACATCACTATCGGACACAAGGGTAGCTGGAAGACTCACAATCCGTGGGCGAGGACGGTTTGCTATTTCACGAGCGGGAATAATTCATGAATGAATTGCAACAAGCATTAATAGCGGCCAAGTATGTCAAAGCGGCATACTCTGGACGTGAGGGGTTCCTGAATGAGATCCGGGAAGAGGGGCTGTACAATCCGCAGACCGACTTTGTCTACGACATGACGGTGGCTGGTGAGGTCGAGGCGCATTGCCACTACTGCTCAAGAACCAACCAGATGATAGTGGCGGTGGCAGGAACAAACGGTGCCGGGGATTTCCTTCGCGACATCTGGATCGGTTTCAAGAAGTGGGCAGGGTACAGAGGCCATCCCGGATTCGTGGACGCGGCGCAGGAGCTACTAGTCAAGCTGATCCCGATCATGGCGAACCACCGGGACCAGAAGCCAGAGCTGATCCTGTGTGGACATTCGCTGGGTGGAGCCATCTGCCAGTGGTTGCAAGCGGCGACGGCTGGTGAGGTTCGCACCTGCTACACATTCGGCTCCCCCAGAGCCATGACCAGAGGATCCGCAAAGAAGTTCCACCTCATGCACGGATGCAATCACCTCAGATTCGTAAACGGTGCCGACTTAGTCCCCCGTGCTCTGGGACTCCTGTACGCTCATGTGGGGCGCTTGTTTTTCATACGTCCTGACGGTCAGATCGTTACCGGGAAGGACGCCACACGAGCGGACAATGGCATGTGGTGGCGTTCCCTGTCATCGCTGGGTCGCAGGGGCATATCCAGACACGGGATTCAGGCGTATCTGGACAGACTTTCAGATAGTTGAAAATAAATTCATTTTAGGTATTGCACTGGGAGGGTTTTTGTGTATACTGACACCATGATTGAAACCATAACCAAAGGAAAATGAATTATGAAGGTAGGGAAAATAATCGGACTGTACTCACCAGTCCCACAGAGTGGTAAGACCACTATAGCAAAAGAGTTGGAGCTAAACTCCGACTACAACTTCCAGCGTGTATCGTGCGCGGATCCCATCCGGGAGCTTGGCGTACTACTACTGGAGATGCTGGGCCATCCACAGCGTATCGCTGTCGAGATGCTCCACTACAACAAGGAGACACCCACGACTTCACTGGGTGGACACACCCCTCGCCACCTACTCCAGACTCTGGGGCAGGAGTGGGGACGGACTCAAATAGATGAGAACCTCTGGGCAAAGATTCTGGAGCATAAAATCTTCGATCTCACCCAGCAGGGATATGACGTGGTGGTCGATGATATTCGGTACGAGAACGAGGCAGATGCCATTCGCAAGCTGGGTGGCAAGGTGATCAAGGTCTTCCGCCCATCGGCCATCGAGAGCTATAAGGGTGATCATGGATCCGAAGGCAACCTCGAAGGTGCTGGCAAGGTCGATCACGTAGTCTACAATGGAGCCACATTGGAGACAGCGGTAGGTCAGGTTCTGGACCTGATCGGTGGGGTAGGAGGTGAGTGGTGAACCGTCTGATCAACTACTTGACTGAATACACGGTAAGCGAACATCTCTACTGCGAGATGATGCACCTCGCACGTCAGGACTACTACAAGCGGTATGCTCTGGGTTCTGATGAGCTGGAGGCTATTGAGAAAGCCAGTGACAGCGTGATCTGGGATGACGACGCTGTCGATCTGGTGCTGAAACACGCATCCAAGACTGCAAAGCAGGGTGTGAATGAGATCATGCCAGAGGGCGAGTTCCCGGACTCTGTTCGAGCTGTCGGATTATTCCGGGTGGATCTGGCTCTGGTTCTGGATAAGGAGGATGCGAGCAATGAGTAAGCATAAGTACGCGGCACTATTCCTGAGAGAGGATAGTGCTTACAAAAACCGTCCGCACTGGGACTGCTACGACATCAATCGAGATGCGACATCCTACAAGGGTGATCTTCCGGTGGCTGTACATCCTCCGTGCCGGAAGTGGGGCGTGTTAGCTCACATGGCATTCCAAGCCCGACCCGGAGAGAAGGAGTTGGCATTCTTCGCGATTGATCAGGTTCGCAGGTGTGGAGGTGTTCTTGAGCATCCCGCTGGAAGCAAGCTGTTCAAGGAACACTTGCCAGATGTAGGTATGTTCCCGGATGAGCATGGAGGCTTCACGATCCTGATCGATCAATTCGACTTCGGTCATGTTGCTCACAAGAGTACGAAGCTGTACATCTGTGGATGCGATTTTGCGGATCTTCCAGATCTTCCACCGAAAAGGAATGAGCATACCGACAGATCCATCTGCGGGAATGTTCCGGGTACAACGAGGTGTACTCAGTACATGCGCGAGTACAGTCCAGATCCTCTGATCGATTGGTTCGAGAAGTTATGTGATAAGATAATTGAGAGAAAGGTGACAGTTAATGAGTAACGCATACAGAGATAATGACGAGCCAGCCTACACCGTGTCGGCATCGAAGAAGGGGCGTATGTCCAGAAACAAGGGCAAAGCTGGTGAGCGTGAAGCGGCCAAGGAGCTTGCGAAGGTTCTGGGGTGCGAGGCACGACGCGGGGTGCAGTATCATGGTGGGCCGGACGCACCGGATGTGGTTACCGACATTGAGGGTCTGCACATCGAGGTCAAGCGCACTGAGACGTTCAACGCCTACACCGCTCTGGAACAGGCTGAAGGGGATTGCCCCGATGGTGGCGTTCCTGTGGTTCTGCACCGTAAAAATAAAAAGAAGTGGATTGCAGTTCTGCCGCTTGACAAACTGAATGAATTGTGTATATTGATTGAGAACTATAACGAGAAAAAAGGAGAATAACATGAATGAAATACAGGAAACAGAATATAACTTTCTCAGCCTTGGTGCGGGCGTTCAATCAACATGCCTTGCATTAATGTGCAAACATGGCGAAATTGAACCAATGCCGGATGCGGCAATATTTGCCGACACGAAAGCCGAACCTGACGACGTGTATCGTCATTTGGATTGGCTCGAATCGGTTTTGCCGTTTCCTTTGCACAGGGTGTCGGCAGGCTCTTTAACCGACAGAATAACACGTGCCCATCAAAACAAGAAAGGCGAATTCATTTTACGCAAAGGAATTCCTGTATGGGTCGATACCGGCACAGGAAAGGGCGGGCTTACCATGCGTGATTGTACAGGCGACTATAAAATTATACCCATTGTAAAAAAACAAAGAGAACTTGGAAAAATAAAGCGAGGTCAAAAGCATGCTACCGTGACAGCATACATCGGGATAAGCTTGGACGAAGTGCAACGCATGAAAAACAGCACGGAAAAATGGTCTGTAAACAGGTGGCCATTGATCGAAAAAAGAATGACGCGCCATGATTGCAAAATCTGGATGAAAAAAAACGGATACCCAGAGCCACCGCGTTCATCCTGCGTATATTGCCCTTTTCATAGTGATAGCGAATGGCGCAGGTTGAAAACAACTGACCCGAAAAGTTTTGAAGAGGCGGTACGGGTTGAGAAAACAATGCAGGAATTGCATAAAGCCGGAAGAAATAGCGGGACAAAGGGTAGCTTAATAGGTGTCCCATATTTGCATCAAAGCTGTAAACCGATTGACCAAATCGATTTTGACGCAGAAAAAAACCAACTGGACTTGTTCCAAAACGAATGCGATGGAATGTGCGGTGTCTAGTCAGATGGCTAAAATAACATACTCAATTGACGGGGAGCTTCCGGGGGTGGATGTAGGCACTAACAGCTACATCCAGCTCCGTCTCCGTCAGATGAGGCGCAAGATTCACCGCCTTCTGCGGGATCCTCTTGATGACAACCCTCAATTCTACTGCAAGGCAGAATTCGATGACGGGTCATGCGTGTGTATGGCTCCCGGACATTGCCATGTAGGGCCAGACAAGCGATTTGTCATCGACAGCGGATTTTCAGAAATGCCCATAGGAGGGTGGTCTGGAAAATAAAATGAATTTATTGCATTTTAAATTTGCAATGAAGAACAATGAATGCTTTATTATTATCAAGTTCAAACAAAACAAATGAAAGGTTAGTTAAGATTATGGCAACATTAAATTACTTCATAGATAAGAATTCAGGAACCGTGGAGGGAACCGACAAGGAGGTCGGCTCTGCGTTCAACGGCATCAAGAAGGATGTCAAGCGGGCTATAAAAGAGTTCGATCGCACTGGCAAGCTGTTCTCCGTCTTCGTAGAGTTCGATGACGGTGTGGACATTGCCCTCACTCCGAATTCATGCTACGTTGGATCTGATAACCAGATCCACATTTACGACAGCCTGATCGAGGAGGAAGCTGGCATTGAATAAGATACTCGACATATTCAGCGAACTCCTCGAAGAGTTCACCGCCGTAGCCACGATCATTGACCACGATGAGGTAGCCGTCAGGCTCCTCTTCGGTAAGGTCCAGAAGGTGATCGACAAACCCGGACTGTACTGGAACCTGCCACTGATCCACAAGGTCATGCGCGGATCCGGGGCTATCGAGACACTCACGTCCGGGCCGATCATGTCTTCTGGAATTGTCGTGGAAGCGGCCATCGCCTATCGCATCAACAATCCGATCACGGCTCTGATGGAGTACGGGGATCTGGATGAGCGTTTGGCGATTGAGATCCAGCAGGTTCTGGCAGACGACCCGAAGATTTCCGATGGGGATCTGGGTCTGAAGCTACGATCAGCCGGAGGTCGATTCGGAGTAACAATCAGGAAGGCGTTTGTAGTCAGTCGCGGATCCCCCCGACTCTTCCACATTTCAGGAATCGATAACTAAGGATAATTATGAACACTAAGCAGATAGTAACTAAGATAGTACAGGACCATCCAGAGTGGTCTAACGCACAGGTGGCCGAAGAGGCTTCCAGACAGGGAGCCACACCGACTGAACGCCAGCTACGAAAGGTGGCCGCCAAGGTCAAGTCAGAGATGCACGTCGAGAACGATCACACGCCCAAACAGGGAGACGTTCTCACTGAGAGCTTCGACGGTGGTGTGAAGTCGTTCGAGTACACAGGATCAAAGAAGATCGAGTCCGTCGAGGAGGCCATGGAGTTCTTCAAGGTTGATACCTCTAAGTGGGAGGTCGCTGGGTGGTCTGCATCTGTATGGGGCGCAGAAGCAGAGCGTACCAGTGTGAAACTCACACTGAAGCCTGTAGCTTCTGATGGACGCGACTTAGAGGCGTTGCTGGACGGATACCGGAAGGCTGTGAAGAAGATTAAGCCACGCAAGCGCAAGGGCCGGGGCAAGGGCGTTGCTGTGCTGGCGGATATTCATGCAGGTGCAAAGGTCAAGGACGAACTTCGTACAGAGGACTTCAGCCCTGAGATACTTGCACAGCGTCTCGATGACGTTGCCAGTGAGATTAACGAGGGCAAGTTCAGTGAGGTCGAGGTGGTAGTGCTAGGGGATTTCATCGAATCGTTCTCTGGCCATAACCATGCGAATACCTTCAAGTCTCTGGAGCACGGAGCGTACGGAGCCAATGCTGTCGTGATGGCTTACGAGATGCTCACCGACTTCTTGAACAAGGTCAACAACTTGTCCGGGATCACTATGGTTTGCGGTAATCACGACAGGTCTAGCATAAAGGCTGACCTCGACAGCACAGGAGACGCTGGAGTTATCATAGCAAAAATGCTGGAGCTGTCTGGACAGAAGGTTGACTTCCATCCTCACGTTGTATCCAAAGACATAGACGGCATCCAGTACATCTTCACTCACGGACATCTGGGGCTGTCGAAGCGTGACATTAGCCATACTGCATGGAACTACGGAGTACAGGGCAAGTACAACATGGCTGTGCTTGGACACTATCACTCACGGAGCGGTAGCAAGCCTATTGTGCAGAAGGACACGCACTTGGAAGATAGCCTTGATCTGCGGGTTATGTACGCGCCGTCACTGTTCACTGGCAATGCGTACTCAGCACAGTCGGGCTGGAGTTCCACGGCTGGTTTCCTCCTGATCTGGAACGCTGGCCACGGTCGTCCGAATGTGTTAGACGTAGCTATAAAGTAGGAGAAGATATGATCACACTCAGAGACTACCAACAGCGAGCAGTGGACGCGGCTGTTAGCGCGAAGAAAGGCATCATCGTGGCTCCTGCCGGATCAGGGAAGACAATCATCATGGCGTCGATCATTAAGGAGCTGAACCCCTTCAAGACCCTTTGGCTGGCTCACACTCAGGAGCAATGCGAGCAGGGTGTATCGGCGGCGGAAGCACTGGGGGTCAATCGAGGGATTGATTTCAAGTGTTACGCGGCGGAGCCTGATGCGAGAGACTACGATCTTATTCTGGTCGATGAGTGCCATTGGGCAGGGTGTGAGCAGGTACGCGCCATACTCCGTACAGCGTTAGCGGGTGCCGACTTTGGTTGCGAGGTGTACGGATTCACAGCCACACCAGAGCGGCAAGATGGATTCGACATCACTCAGGTGCTGGGGCCGATCGTGTACACGGTCACCAGAGAAGCAGTTGCCGAAGCTGGTGGTGTCCTGCCGGGGAAGGTGCGTTTTGTCACCATCGAGCAGGATGGCGAGATCGATCACCGACTGGAAGAGGAAGCCCGGAAGAGGTACACACCCAAACTGCAATGGGTGGACAGAAAGAACGGCAATGAGGAACAGAAACAGAGATCCCTGTACGCGGCGGCTCTGGACGTGTACGTACGCAGGAACAGGTTCCGCTGGGGATCCGTTGCTGGTCTTGCGTCCATCTATGCCGACAAGCTGGCTGGGTGCCTGATGGAGCCGGGGACTCCTGCTTCGACCATTGTACTGCTGGATACAAAGAACGAGTGTGAGCAGGTGTCGAAGATGTTGAACGATGAGTACCAGAAGGAGGTCGCGTTCGCACTCACGTCTACGAGTAAGGGCAGGAGCCAGATCGTGGAGGATTTCAAGGCGGGTAAGATCCGGTTCATATGCTGTACCAGTCTTGCAGACGAGGGATTCGACGCACCGTGCGCGGAACTGCTCATACTGGCATCCACAGGCAAAGCCGCCGGGAAGGCCATACAGCGTACAGGTCGGGTCATGCGTCCGTACGAGGGCAAGAGCCATGGCATGGTGATCGACGTGGTCGATAAACATTTCTTCTTCCGGTCACAGGCAAAGAAGAGATTGGCGATTTACAAGGATATTGGCTACGAAATCGAAAAATAATAAAAAAACTGAAATTAGAGTTTGCCTTACATCGGAATCCGGTGTAAGGTATTCTTATGTTAAACAGAAAGGACTGATATGAAACTATACAGAAGAAAAGATGACGGAAGGATAGTAGGCACACAGAAGGACGCGGGGCCAGCAAGCAACAGGCAGGACTTCGAGGTACCGACTGACAAGACAAACCTTATCGAGTTTCTGAACCTGAACCTGTCTCCAGAGGATCGTCAGGTCACAGACCCGGATCATCCGACAATCAGCATCGAGGACTTCTCTGCTTGGTTGCACATTCAGGCAGAGAAGGATGATTTAATCAAGGGGCTGTGCGAGGCCGTGACTCAATTTAAGAATGATCGAAAGGAAACCGAAGACATGATTAAGGAGCTGAACGGTGAGTGATACCAAACACCTCGATACACAAATCGAAATGGCAGAGAACCGATTGACAAAGTATGAAAGCATGAACCCGATCATGTACCATTACTGGGTAGAAAAAATCAAAGCACTGAAGGAGAAGCGGGATGAAATTCACAAAAATAACAAGTAGCCTACCAGAGACGATCACAAAGAAGATCGAGCTGGTAGATGGCAAGCTGAAGAAGACGGCGGCCGCGAACATGGTCGAGGGTAAGGCAGAGGTTATCGCTGTGTCCAGTCTGACCGAGTTCGCACAGGCTCTTATGTCAACAGACAGCTCCACGGCTTTCGTGTACGGGATCCCGAATGCGGGTGACTGCCAGTTGCTAACCAAGAGCGAGTACGAGAAGCGCGGGAGGCCGAAGGGATTCAGCCCCCGGACGAATGATGCCTTCCGTTGGAATGCAGGTCCATCTATCATGTTCCTCGACTACGATGCGGCTCCGGGAGAGGAACCGATGTCGCGGGAGGATCTGGTGGCCAGCCTAGAACACGCTTGTCCGGGGATACTGGACGCGGGATACATCTGGACTACCAGTGCCAGTGCAGGGATTCTGGATGGCGAGGGGAATGATCTCACGGGGATCTCTGGACAGCGCATCTACATCCCGGTGAAGTCCGGTCTGGACATCCCACGTGCCACCGAGGTGCTGGAGGAGAAGCTGTGGAATGCAGGTATGGGTAGGATCGAGATTGCCAAGAACGGTGCCATGCTCAAGCGTAGCCTGTTCGACTTCGCAGTCTACCAGCCATCGCGTCTGGACTTTGTTGGACCCGCCGACTTACAGCCACCTCTCCAGCAGAAGGCGAAAATGCCGATGGTTGTAGAGCGGGGGGAGTTGCTGGACACAGCCAAGGTCATCAAGCATCGCGTCCAGAAGGATGCAAAAGAAGCAGAGGCTCTGGTAGCCAAGGCCAAAGCGGATGCCACTCCAGAGGCTGAAGCTGTGCGCGGTTCCTACATCGATCACAGATCCGAGCGGGAGGCGTCGAAGCTGGGTGTGCCTGTCGAGCAGGTGCGGGAGCGACTTGAGAAGCTACTGGTGGGAGGAGAGCTGTCTGCCGACTTTGTCCTGTTCACCAGAGAGGGAAACGTCACTGTAGCCGAAGCCATGGCCGATGCCAAGTGGGATGGAGTCCAGTGTCTCGACCCAGCAGAACCCGACTACCGAGGCGGGGACTATTGCGGGATCATTCACGTAGACGAGAACCCACTGGTGTACAGTCTGGCTCACGGTGGGAGGACGTTCCCGTTCGTGAAGGAGCGGGAGGCCGAAGAGGTTCCCACTGAGGTGTCCAAGGATCTCTACTGCTTGGTCGATAACAAGGGCAATGCCACCTACATGATGGAGGGCGGTGAAGGTGAGTTCTCAAACCTGAAGCGGGACATTGCCAAGCGTGAGCTTGAGCGTAGAGACGTTGATGGCGATGCGGCCGATGAGCTTCTGGACTACAAGCAGGTGTTCGAGCCTCTTCGCTATGCTGGTGAATTCGCTGGACTATCCAAGGGCGTACACAAGGTGAACGGTGCGCGGATCCTCGTAACACGTGAGCATAAGACCATCCAGCCGAAGGAGGGCGACTGGAGCCTTCTCGCAGACATTCTGGGTGGTATGTTTAAGGATGACGAGAACCTGAATCGCGCACTGGCATATATGTACTTCGCATGGGAGTCTCTCGACAGCGGTGAGTGGTGTCCGCTCCCGGCTCTGGTTGTGAGTGGGCCACACGGATGTGGCAAGAGCCTGTTCATCGAGATCCTGCGTGAGGTGCTGGGTGGATACCCCCGTGCGGATGCGTTCCAATTCCTGTCCGGGCAGACCAGCTTCAACCGGGATCTGGTTGGTAGCGTTCTCCTGTGCTGTGACGATGAGATGGTGAGCCGGGATCGGAAGAGCCGGGACGCAATGGGTAGCGCGTTTAAGAAGTGCGCGGTGTCCAACTCCAATCGCATTGAGGGCAAGGGTCTGGATGCGTTCACTGCCAGTCCACACTGGAGGCTGATCGTTGCCTGTAACGATGAGCATGAGAACCTGCTCGTGCTTCCAGAGGTGAATGAGTCGATGGAGGATAAGTTCCTTCTCCTGCACTGTATCGACCACGAGATGCCAGAGAACCCGAAGACAGGGGCAGAGCGTAAGGAGTTCTTCCAGCGCATTGTGGACTGCATTCCGGGCTTCCTGTGGTGGATGCAGAACGAGTGCGCGTGGCGTGGTGAGTTCGAGGACAAGCGGATGCAGATCACAGGATGGCAGGATCCTGCTCTACTCCAGAAGCTGAATGGACTCAGCTCCGAGTGGGGTCTGCTTGAGATGCTGGACATGATCGAGCCTTGGAACGGGTCTGCGGACGGGTTCTGGGAGGGTACTTCCAGTGAGTTGCAGAGTCTTCTCGCCGGGGATGACCGTACCAGACAGCAAGCCGGGAGGCTCTTCAGCTACCCAGCCGCGTGTGGTCGGTTCCTTGGACACCTCGCAGATCGGCTCTGTCCAGAGCGGGTTCAGAGGTCTGCCAGTGCTACCGGGCGACACGGCGTTATATGGCGGTTATTTCCGAGTTAGTCTCAAATATGCGTAAAGCGTTGAGAGGGCCAGTCTTATATAGATTGGCCCTTTTTTTCGGGGGGGGTCGTGGGGGGTCAAATTGAGATTACATATAGGGGGAAATAAAAAAAAACACACATGAGTATAATATTTATTTTCATATTACTTTCAAATGACCCTACCACCCCCCCCGGATATATATCTCAATTTCTGGTTGCCTAACTGGATCTGGAATGCTATAGTAGTTGGGTCAGATAACTAAACCCCAAAGGAACCTATGAATAAACAGACCCCCATCCTCAAGCTCACCCTACTCGCAGTCTTCGCTGGACTGTTTCCGTACCCAGCTTTACAGACGATCTCATTCGTCCTGTGCGTGTCTGCATCACTGGCATCCTTCGTCATGATGCTACTGGAGCGCAACGCCCCCGGACGCTATCCAGAGCCGTACCTCCTGCTCCTGATCGTGAACATCCTCCTGATCCCCACATGGCTCCCCGGAGTGATCGTGTCGATTGGACTGAGTTCGCAGTGGCTCCCGATGGAGTTCTCGACTGGTGGTGCGAGCGTGTACCAAGGACAGATTCAGTAGCGATTGTACTTGCAATCCAGATAAATCTATGATTTAAATATCGAAACACTAAAAGAAAGGTCAGTATGAAAGTATATGAATTATTCCCAAGCCGATACCTGTCGGCCCCAGAGATGGAGGGCAAGCAGGTAGAGGTAACCATCGAAGGCGTGGAGCTGGAGAAGGTCATGAATGACGGACGGGCTGAAGAGATCCCTGTGATCAGCTTCGTCGGAGCCAAGAAGAAGATGGCACTGAACAAGACCAATGCCAAGATGATCGAGAGCCTACACGGCAACGACATGGATAAGTGGAAGGGAAAGAAGATCACCATCTTCCCCACCACCTGTTCCGCATTCGGAGCCAGCAAGGTTCCCTGCATACGGGTCAAGCGCGGGAAAGGCGGTGCTATATGAGCCTCGCCAGTAAGCTAAAGATGAAGGGTTTCAAGCTGGGTATGGAGGATACCGAGTATCACTCAGGTCCGGGACTCAGCTCCAGCAACATCAAGCAGATTATGCGTAGTCCCAGCCACTATGTGAATGCGGTACCGTACGACAGCCCCACGCTGTCATTCGGGCGCATGTCGCACACGGCAGTGCTTGAGCCACACCTCATGAGCCAGTATAAGGTTCTAGGTGAGTGCTGTGCTACCAAAGGAAGTGGAGCCGCCTGTACCAATTCCGCATCAGCTATCACGCTGGACGGTGATCAGGTATGTGGCATCCATGGACGTGGCAAGGATCTGGTTGAGGGTGTAACCTTCGCCAAGCAGGAAGACATCGATGCTTGCAATGCCATCCACGATGCTGTCTGGGATCACTGCTCCACGCTCCTGCCACCTCTGGAGAATGCTGTGTGTGAGGCATCAGGTTTCTATGAGACTGGTGATGTCCTGCTCAAGATCCGTCCCGACCTGCTCTGGCAGAACGAGGATGGGAGTCTGATCGTAGGTGACTTGAAGACCACCATGGACGCACGTCCGGTTCCGTTCCAGCGCAGTGCTACCAAGTACGGCTATGGCATCAGTGCCGCGTTCTACGTGATGGTGCTGGAGGCTATCGGATTCGAGGTGGATAAGTTCGTATGGATTGCCGCTGAGAAGACACAGCCGTACGGTGTGTCCGTATATGAAGCCAGTGACATCACGCTGGTGGACGGAGCTGAACGGTGCCGGTCTGCAATCAATGACTGGAAGCTGGTCAAGGACGTGGAGCCTGATGCTATGGGCGTCTATCATCCAGAGATCATCCCACTGGAAATAATCGATCAATGGTAGTTGACTTCTGCTGTTGATTATGTACTATAGTTGAGTCGTTAGTAATAATAATTAGAAAAGGTAAGGAATAGAATGAGTATATCAGTAGACATAAATGGAATCGTGAAAGAAATCAAAGACGTAGAGACTTTCGCGTCCGGGTTCTCGAAGAGGGCCG